TTATAATCAGCACTTGCCCTTGGTTGTGGCCTACCTGGATTTTGAACAGTACTTGCTCCAACATGCGACGGTAAAAACGTGTGTCCAATTGGATCTTCAAGAAGATAATCCCATTCATGTTTAGGCATCCTCTCCTTGAAATGAGCATAGATATCATCGACTTTAAGGCCAAGTTCTTGCCTACCAATCACATAATTCCTAACTTTATTCCACACAGTCAAATGCTTTACATAAGGCACACCTGCTGGTCTCGCAAACCTATGGACCCATCTTAAGAACGGCAAACAAATACAATCACCACCATTCATCCTATATTTTTCATGGATATACATCTCCTCTCCACCAAACCCTCTAAAGTTAGGATTGAATCCTAACCAGTTCTTTTTCAATGCTGTGAAAAGGCCTAATCCCATTCCTGGGATGGAAAATGGATTGTCATTTATTTCCCCATACACCTTGCATCCAATAGATGCTAGCGTGTTATGCAACTTTCTTGCATCAAGTAACCCAGGATATTTCTTACCGCACTTAGGACACTTGTCCAAAGGTTTATGCCTCATATCCAACGTCACAATACTTTCAATATTTTCAGTAGATGGGATCGTTGTGAATATGAAGTCGCAATTCTCGTCACACTTCCACGCAGTTCCCCATATTCCCAACATCTCACTCCTCCACACATTGTTAAAATGCGTGGAATACGTTGTCAAATCATCATACACTAATGGGCCAGAATACAAATTTTTAGTGTCTGGATTACTCTCATAATAATTGAGCAGCTTTTTAATCGCTCCTGGCCAGATCATTACATGACTATCAACACACATTACAGCTTCAGTTTGTGCATATTCAAAGACTTTATCCCTAGGTACAGTCGTACCAGTCACTTCATTAAATGGAACATATTTTCCGTGTGCCCAATTGACCACGAAATTCTCCAAATACTTACTAGATGAAGAGTTCGGATTATTATCAATAACAATAATTTCTACTCGATCCATCACTTCTTGATGATAAAGACGAAGTGCTTGGATCGTGAAATATGCTCCATCGAAATCATCATACGTTGCCATTCCGATTGTAAGTCTCATCGTCATCTCCTTATTTTGTTCATATGTTTCGTCATATCTTTCAATACCAATTATTAACTTGTTGATGTTGATGGTGGTTGAGTAGTTGGTGGTTGAGTAGTTGGTGGTTGAGTAGTTGGTGGTTGAGTAGTTGGCGGTTCAGTGGTTGGTGGTTCAGTTGATGTACTAGTTGATTCAGTAGTTGTACTAGTTGTTTGTTCACATGGTGGAGGTATACGACATGGTATACCTGTATAACCTGTATTAGGATCATACTGTAACAAATTATCAATAAAAATATCACGTGGTATTGGACATGGGTCATTACAAAATCTACATAAGGTACCACCAGCATTACCGCACCCTAATTCTTCACAAGATCCGTACGGTGGCTGTGCCACACTTCTACAGGCTATTCCATCAAAATAAAGCCATCCCTGATCAGTATGTTGATTAACTGGTACACACTTATATTGATAACATGCCCACGTAGTACTAGTTGTAGATGAACTTGTTGTTGTTGGACCAGGTAAACAATCAGTTTTGGCGGTTGTGCAATCTCCAACACATCCTTCATTAGGTTGATAGCAATCACAATTTTCAGGGCATTGATTCGACTTTAGCTCCCACTCACCATTATTGCATTTCCAAACACATTTTTTATCCTGACATTCTGGAGTTGTACTAGTTGTCGATGATGATGTGGTTGTTGGTTCTAAAGTTGTAGTAGGTTCTAGAGTAGTTGTTGGTTCGCTAGTTGTAGTGGTTTCACTAGTAGTTGTTGAACCGTCGCCACCACCATCAGATATTGATGAACAATGAACATAAGTTTCGCTACCACATTCACTACAATCTTCAGTTGGTGGCTTACATCCACATCCAGTCGAACAACCGGATTGTACTAGTATCCACCCACTTGCAGGATCACATATATACCTACAATCATAATTACAAGAAGGAGACGGTGAAGTTGATGTTGAAGGTCTTACACAATTTAATACTATTTCTGAACATGGGTTCCCATTATGTGCTAAAGGACAAGAACAACCATCTCTACAATTATTAAATTGATTCTCTACACTACCTAGTGCATTAAACCTCCAACCACATTGACCACATTCAGTACCATCATCAGTAGTAGTTGTCGGCTCACTACTTGTTGTGGTAGGTTCACTCGTAGTTGTAGTCGGTTCAATAGTGGTTGTTGGTTCTAAAGTTGTAGTAGGCTCAAGAGTGGTTGTCGGTTCGCTAGTTGTTGTGGTTTCACTTGTACTTGTCGAAGTAGTTGTTGAACTAGTTGTTGTGTTGCAATTTACTTTTGACTTTGGTGGGTTCCTAGAACACCTGGTATAAGTACAGATTTCAGATTCAGTTGGGCCGCACTCACCATTATCACAACAAAAATCTGGATAAGTACATTCACACTTTGGAGGTTTTGTTGTTGTAGTTGGGCAGCCGCAATATTCGGTTGTTGTAGTACTTCCACTACTTGTAGTTGATGTTGATGTTGACGTGCTAGTAGTAGTGCATTCATTTTTATCCAGCGCCCATTTATTGGTACTCGAATTCCATATCCACTTACACCTCTTGCTGCTGCATGGTTTTGTTGTAGAAGTTGTTGTGGATTGAGTTGCAAACACCTCGATTATATACAAATCACCACTAACATCCTGTGCAACCTTTACATATGTACAAGCTGGAATTGTTTCCTTTGATGCATTCCACGCCCTTATTTTGAAGCACTTTCCATTATCATAACGATCTGGGACTAACTCAGTACCTGCTGCTTTCTCGTCTGGAAGACCGGAATATCCATCATCAATTTCTGCCTTTCTTTTCCAAACAGTGCAGATGCCATTAGATAGAACAACCTTATTATTTTGAATACTTGCAGCATTTATTGAAGTAAGCGTGAATGCTATATAAGAAATGTTTCCACTACGTACCTCTTCAATATCACCACTAAACACACCAGTACTACCAGTGCGTTGAATTCTACTAAGCTTTTTAAGCTCACGCTTTTCTTTTCTGGAGAAGAAAGCCATTTCTTCTATCCCTTGATTATTACAGATTCAGAGCGTTGAAATTCGCATAGCCATATCGTTTGAAATCCAAATACTGAGGAGGCCCTAAATTTCTATATCCTTCCTTAGTTATCGGCATTTTTATTGTAGCGCCCGACTTATCTGCAAATCTTTCCCTTGTTTTTATTGATCGCTCTTTTAATGGTACAGTTGGAGGATAATAAAAATGACTTTCTGCTAATATTGGAAGATTCCATCCCTCCACATTTCTTATTTCACCATTTGCATCCAGTTCGATTTTGAACTTGATCACATAAGTTGCTCGAATATACAAAGTATTCTTAATCCATTCCTCTTCAAACTCAATCGAATCCATCAATGCACAACCTTTCGGAGCACCGCGAAATGTTGTTTTATTCACCTTATTAACATAATTCAATAGAATCATTGGGTCAACTGGTGGTCTTTCATACCTAGTAATTTCAAGAACTGGAACTGTTCTTGGTACACTGAATTCAATTGGTTCAAATGTTGGTGTTTGGACTTTGTTTCCTAAGGCATCATATCCACGAACTTCCTCAATAACTTCTTTTGTCCATCTTTCTCTTTTCCTAAACTCAGTTGCATCATCCTGTTGAGCTTCGTTTGCAGCATTTGTATCAAGTTCAGAACTGCATTCTATAGTGACTTCCCATAATGCAGTTGGTACTTTTGTTACTGGGTGAATTACGGTTCCAATATCTCGTGCATTTTTATTTATGCATATTGCCCCGCCAACCACATCCCCAATTGATGGTAGTCCCGTTGTTGATAGTATGACTTCTTCACTCTGAGTTAAATCGTCCGCCAAAATAACATACGTTTCAGTAAATTGAATTGATTGCCTCCAGAATTTATCTTTTACTACAAGTCCTCTTGAACCTTCTACACCACCATCTTGTAAACCAAGAATTTTTGGCATGACTTGTCCTCACCCTAATCTTCATACTAATCTTCAGTTAAGCTTCTTCGTATTTCACCTATGTCTTCAGCCATCTTAGGAACTGCTCTTAAATGGTCACTAATTACATCCAACCTTTCAACAGTTGGATCTTTTTCAACCAGCATATTCTCATAGAATGATCTAAATGCTTCAGAAGAATATTTTTCTGCTGCCTTAATAACATCTATCTTTTCAAACGTAAGTGTTTTTGGGGCAGGTCTGATTGCATTTCTAGCTTCTATTGCTAGTTTTCTTCGAGCTTCTGCAACTGCTGCTTCTTTACCAGGACCGACCCAAACTCTTCCACCACCAATTTCTTCAGGCAGTTCTTTCCATCCAGGAATTACTTCACTCCTCATAGCACGTCTAGCACCATCTCGCATCCCAGAATACACACCTTCAGATGCAGCATTATTTAGCCCAAGCGCCAAATCTTGTTCTAATTTCTCAAGCTCCGGATTTCTTCCAGTTGCCACACGAATTTGCATTTTGACATTATGTAATTCAGTATATGCATCTTCAAGTTCTTGTATTCTCCTAACGTCACCTGCTGCCAAATCTTTCTCAGCTTGCTGTTTCAATTTCATCCATCGTTCACTGAGACTATCTATTGTATCTTCCGTAGTTTCTTGGAACCATCCACTAACAGCATTGAATAGCCTTATCATCCCACCACCCATACTATCAGGAATTAGCCATCCGGCTACACGACCAATCTTGACGAGAACACTACCCATTTTCATTAGTTTATTAGTCAATTCTTTAACAAGCATTATAGTTGCAATGAACCCAGCAGCAAATCCTCTGAACGTTACTAATGCTTCATTACGTATTTCAAGAAATGCAATCTTCATTGCTGTAGAGATCAACCTTGCAGCAAGATCAAACCTGTTGGCATCCATTGCCACTTTTACATACTCATGCACTGTAGAATATAAAGTAGTTAGTCTTTTGCCCAATCGCAAGGCACCTTCAATCATCTTTTCAAACAATATCGGAACACTTGCTAGTGATGAAGCTATGATCCCCATCGTTTTAATAACAATTGCTTTCAAAATTCCCCATGCTGCTGCACCAATTACCGTTAAAGTCACCACTACCATTAAAGCAGCTACAATTGCCGTAATGCCTTTTATCAACAGTCCAATCGGATCAGCAGCAATATAATTAAATAATTTTGCAGTGAGTTCCAATGCACCATTCCATCCTTTTTTAATTAAATCCCAAACTAATTTGGCACCTTCTGTGATTGGAGCCATAATAATTCCAGCGATTGTCCATAAAAATGACATAATACCGCCAAAAAAGGTTGATACGTCCATATTCAATAAATTTCTTAATGCCCCAAACATTGCAGTTAAGCCGAACCTCAAATATCCAACTTGTTTTGCTACGAGCATAGTTGATCTCAACCACAGCATGAACGGTTTATTTGTACTGTTCAATAAACGTTGTACTGCATTAGCAGAAACAAGTGCAGACTGTGTGACACCGAATATTGTCACACTAACCAATCTTTGATTACTTCCAATTAGTCTTGCTACATCATGGCTATATCTTAAACCTGATACTAAAATCCTCTTACCAACTTTTTTAGCTGTATATTCTACTAATTGATAATCTTGAATAAAAGCCTTAAATGCTCCTCCCAGTACTTCTACATATCTTTGAATACTTCTTGCTTGTCTCACAACAGTTCGAGTACCCACTTTATAGACTCTTAACAAACTATGATTAAGTGCCTTACTCAAAAAGTCGTTAACAAATCTTTCAGTACCATAATTTCTAATTTTGAATATGTTATCAAATAAGAAGTTGGCAAAACGATGAGTACGCAATGGTAAGTTTTTCATTCCCAATTTCAAATGTTTTTCAAATGCACCTAGAAAATTAGCGGCTGCTTTTTCTGCAAATGGGCGTTTAGGATACAAGTTCGTAAATAACACATCTATTTTACTAAAAGTTTTAAGTATATTATTCAATTCATTTGCTAATGCCTTATAATGACCAGTGCTCATTAGCATCTTATTGAGATCAATAATAGGTCTTATCATAGATTTATTTGAAAAGATTTTGCCACTAAACACTCTTGACCATCCAATAAACGTTTTCTGTACAACTCCCTCAACTTCTTTGAAAGCAAGACTAACCTTCTTAGTTACAGACGAAGTAAAAACTCCCCAATTTGATAGTGCTTCATTTGTTGCGTTTAGCCACAATTTGACTATTGATGATGACAAAGATCCTGTGGCCCTAACTAACGAACGCGACCAACGGTATAAGAATAAATACATTGAACCCAACCTATTCAATGACTTCACTGCTTGCGGTACCGCACTATGAGATAAAAAGCTAATCGTCCTACTGAACATCACTAGTGCATAAGCAACTGGAGTCATAATCATACCAACCATCCTCAAGATTTTTCCAACAACGATCATCCCAATTCCGAAAACACCAGACATTGCAATTAATTGTACAATCACATTTACCAAATCCCTGTTTTTATAGATAAACTTCTCCACCCATGTTATAGCCTTGCCAATCAACATGATGAACATATCAAATGTTGGAGACAAGACTTTGAAAGAAGATACCAAGCTAGACAACTGCCCAAGCAATTTCCTTAATTTACCACCAAAACCAGACTCCATAAACTGAGCCATCTTAGTTGCTGTACCACTAGAATTTCTCAATTCTACAATCAGTTCACTCAGTCTATCAATATTTTTTACGATCTGCATAGATGGCACTGTAGATCGAGTACCAAACAAATTACTCAACAGTTCTCCTCTAACTGTTTCATCATCAATTGTCTTAAGAACTTCACCAATAGCTGTCAAAAACACAATAGGACTTTTTAGTTTACCACTTGCATCAGTAAACTCAATAACCTTTCCGGTTAATTCGGCTAATTTCTCATTAAATTTATCGAGTTCAGACTTACTAGTACTATACAGCAAAATATTCCTGAAAGCAGTGGCAGCTACTGATGCATCCATATTCACATCACGAAATACGCCCATAACAGCCATCAACTCTTCAAGACTAACTCGATATTCTGCGGCAACTGTTGCAGCATAGCCAACTATCACATTCAAATCTTCCATATTTATATTGGTCTTATTCACTACTTTAGCCAAAATATCCACGACCCTTGCCGCACTACTCACATCCATTCTATATGCATTCAAAATACCAGTAACTGCTCCTGCTGCATGCCGTAAATCTGTAATTTGATCCGATGCATCACCAGCAGCTTTTGCCAAAAGCAACACTTGCGGAAGTACTTTCTTTAATGCATCTCCTTCCAACCCACCTTCAACCAATGTTCTAGCAGTGTCAACTATTTCTTTAATACCAAATCCCATATTTTTCGACAATATCAGAGCAGTACGTTCCATATCCAACAAATCTTTAACTTTACCAGTAGACTTACCTACCAACTTACGTAGTGCATCATCAAACTCTGCAAATTTGCGCATTCCAATTGAGAACGGACTGAACATTAGTGCAGAAGTCACTGCAATAGATTGCCCAACCGAACTCATCGTACTACCAAGACTATAAATATTTTTACGTATGCCTGCAAATGCTCTTGCAGTCATATCCATTGCGTCAATTACTATAAACGCTTTACCAGCTTTAATACCTGCTGCACTAGGCATAGCTAACTCCTTATGCAACCCCTCTCAATTTAATTCCTCTTTGCTGGAATGCAGCTTTAGCCTTTAGCAAAGCAGGTGCCATAAATGGTCGTGGAGGATATTTCGCCATTACCCACTTACGCTTAGTCTTGTCTTTTCCTTTCTTCGTTTTCCCGACAACTACAAGAGCACGCCTTTTAGTTATACCACCATGTTCATGCAATCCAGGTACTGGAACATCTGTACTTCCTTTTCCTGGAAAGTAAACCATACCAACTATAGCAGCGGTACCAAACTTATAGGGAACCGCATAAATCATTTTCATCGGCGGTGTTAATCCAGGTTTCCTTGAGTACGGCGGAGTTCCTGGAGGAGATGGTTTTCCATATTTTTTCTTTCTTCTTCTAATGCTTCCTCTGGCTATTTTTCTAACCAATAATGCCAGATGCATTACTGGTCCAAAGGCTATCTCTGACCAATTGCTACGAATAACGCTCCTATCCAACAAATTTATTTTGATATGCGGACGAATTTTGAACCGTCCAGTAATCCTACCTAGATTCGTTTGTACTCTTCTGCCACTCAATGACCTTACAATATATGGCATAAATCACCTCACTTTATGTTAAAGATACTCTTCAGCTTCCCGATATTCTTCGCGTCAATCGAGATACCTCGTTTCTTCTTTTCAAGCATTGGATGAAAATCAGATATGTCCAATTTTGGCATTTTTCTTTTACTAAACATATCGTGCACTAATTTGGTCAAAGACCATAAACTATGATTAACTGATGCTGTGTGGTCCCACATGCAACTCATTCTACCATCCCAATAAAACACCAACTGTCTTAAGCTCATTTTCCACATATCTTCTAATGACAATCCAACTTGACCGCACATATAATATACAGTGTTCCACGTTCTTCTTAGGTTTGCAGAAACTTGTCCAGTTCTCTCTCCATCTCTTCCCGCATCTTTTCCCTTAGCCTCGGAGTCCGCTTCTCTAGCAATTCTCTCACTAACTCTATCTGATTTTTCAACTCGTACAAAACGCTCTTCATCTCTTGGAAAAAATCCGCAAGACTTTCGATCAAAGCATTCCTAGCAGCGTCAATTGTCTTCCCATCAATTCCACTGATAAACTCATTTTGGCTTTCCTCTTCATTCTCTGGAGGAATAGGCCATACATCCAATTTCTTGGATTTGGCTGATTTTTTCTCGGCATCAGAAAGTGCTTGCCAAGCTATATATTTCTCCTTCACCTGATCTTGCACGATAGTCCAGATAATCGCAAACATCAATTTAGGCTTCGTGATAATATCTCTCAACAAGTCATCACTTAGATTAAGAATTTCTACTGGTTTATCAATACCAATACTCTTATAATCACTTCGTTCAATCCTATTTGCAATGAGCATATTCAATTTCAAATCCCACTTACGACCATAGCTGTCAACAAATTCCATTGTAGTGGTCATCGTATCCCCTTTTGATCTAAAAAGAAAGGCTTATATCCTTTTAGAATATAAGCCTTCCGAACGGTTTAACCCTTGGTCTAGTGAAGCCCCTAGACAACCATTATAACAAATTACATCACGCAATTCTTCATTTTACTTCCCTTTCAATTATCTTTTTGTGATTGCCAAAACTATTTTGACCATCATCCACACAATGAAACACGTCAAAATGATCGTCATCATGTTTTCAATCAATTTCATGATTTGTATTGGTGCTGTGAAATACCACCACAATACTTTTGCTACTTCCTTTAGGATTTCCCAGACTGGTCTTTCTTTTCCAGTGCCTCCTTTAGGACAGCTACAATCTTGTCGTCTATCTGGTTTGGTGTTAGGGGTGCGATCCTTTCTAAGGTCCAATATATAACCATAATTAGGAGAAGCAGGTTCCCTAATCCTGTTGAGTTCAGAATTGCGATCACTGCTTGAATCAATAGGACTACTACTTGGGATAGGCTTACTTGTGGTTGATTTTGGTTCTGATTTTGATTCTGATTTTGGCTCGGTGGCCACTCGACTATTTTCGGTTGAAGCTGTACTTGGTCGCTCGGATTGATTATTGGAAACGGAGGGTTCCCAATATCTAAATCTCCTTCTTGGGAATATCCCACCAAACTCACCAGAAAAGGGCGAACACCATATTCACCAACCTTATTTTTTGCTCGATTAGCTTCGGCGATAAGCTTCAAATAATTCTTCACACCATTTTGAATACGCTCCATCAACTTATTTGGATTACCATCATACCCACTTTGCTGCCATACAACATTACGTGGATCACCATATTTACCGCTTCTTGGAGGTTGAATCACAATCGTTGGATATTCATATATACGATAGGCACGAATTCTCCAACTCTGACTCCCATCGTCCACATTATAAATATTAAAATGCGCCCAAGGCTTATATGTCTTTCCGTCAGGGCCTTTAGTTTCGTTAATTAACGCTGCTAGAGGCAATTTCTCAAAATCTGCTAGCAGCTTTTTACAATGAACACAGCCATTCTTAATAATCAACGTCACATACCAACGATCATTGTCATTTTCTGGCGTTGACATCGCCAACACATACAGATCGTCAACTTCCGTATTGCTTTTTCCAAATTTGTCAATACTTTGCACCATATTTCCAAGACGGGCAACCTCATTTGCATCAACTTCAGGCATTTGTGCAAATAGAGGTTGCATATACAACATACAGGTTGTTATGACATAAGTCATCAGAATCTTAATCGTTTTAGCACTCATAGGTCTCCTCCAAACCTGTTGTACACCACCCACTCATCATAATTTTTTGGCATAGCAGGTGGTGAGGGCGATTTGATAATAACTACCCATCTTCCACTAGATAGATGCAGTCTCATAAAAGAATTAAAATCATATTCATCAATTCTAGTAGGGCTATTGTTATTACACACTTTGAATGGTTTCTTATCGGAGGGATCGTTGCTAATCCAAACTAATGTTTGAAAATGAGCAACTCCAGCACCGATAGCAACCATCCTGCCATTTCTAATAGCCCATTTCATCCAATCCAATGTCCCTTCACCAGTTATGTTGTAGATGGGTAGTCCACGTTCCTTACTATAATTTGCTACTCTACTTGGACCACTACCCCCTCTTACTCGACTTCCGTAAGGACTATCCCATAGTAAAGTAGATGCCTCCAAAGTATTTTGCCAAACACCACACATTCCTATGCTGCACTGCACACAACTACCATCAGGATTTCTATACCACGCTCTAACTTCTGGAGGAAAATCCAACATATCAGAATTTAACACATACAAATCTTTTCTCACCACCTTAACCTTCGCAGATTCCTGCACTTGATTTTGAACATCGCTGTTCTTTTCATTGGTACCGACAACGGCATAATATAGAACCACACCAATAAGACTAACTATAAATAACACCTCTTTTCTGTTCATGGCTTTACCTTTCATCCATCAAGATATTCAACTACTTTTACAACTGCGTTCACCTCTGTGGGTTCTCCCGTGTCGATATCGTTTATCACAACCTTGTCAATCTTATTCTTGACAATAGCTTTTTCCTCAGAGATCAAAGCCCTATAAGCTTCTTCATCAATATATACTGTTTTGTCATAAGGCAGAGCAGCACAACCAATCAAATAACTAGCACTCAACGGATGATCCCTCTTTTTCCTACACAGATCAACCAATTCACCAACCGTTATTGCTTTGAAAGTCGCATAGACGATCATTTCAATGCCTCATTATGTTGTAGTAGTTGTGCTAGAGCCAACAACTAACCAATACGGGTCAAGTTCTTGACCTGAGCTGTTTTCCAGATATGCAACCGATAGCTGAATATTATGATTACTCACATCTTCCAATGGTTGATCCCAAGGAAATTGAGTGACAAGAGCAGGCAATACAAGTCCCTGCACACCACTAACTGTAATATTACCACTCATAACTGCCCACAATCGAGCAGTTCCACTAAAGAAATCTGCACGAATTTGGTCATAAGCAGTTTGACTAACACCAAACGGAATTGTGAATTCAACTGTGATTGATTCAAACAACGTAGGCAAGTTCTTCGTGTAGTAACTACCACGTCGTTTTAACTCTGCCATTCCTCTGGAAAGACTAGAAATATTCACATCACCAACGGCACCAACTTCATTCCACGTGGGACTACTCATATTCCCAGTGGCATAATACAATTTCATTGCAAACCCGGTACGCGGGCTAAAAGTATCACTCATGTTATTCTCCCATTATTGTTCTGTAGTGGACTGTGAAATATGATTCAAACACATTTGCTTCTTTCTGAAGCGTATAACTAGTTGGCGTTCCTTGTGGGTCTTTTAACGGTTCAATCCTTGTTGGACCATAATCTAGCACATTTAATAACCTTGGTGCATTCCCACAAAGCCACCAGAGCTTCTCTAGGAAATGCACATATTTGTCCACTTCTTCTATATCGTTGAAATTTTTAATTCCAACCCTAAAACTAATATCAACTGGTACGTCTTGAACAAATGATCCATGTCGTGTATATGTCAATGCATCACCAGCAGCACCACAGCTTACAAATACTGCACCTGCTGGTTCAGCATATATTTCACACAATTCCCTCCAAGGCAACCAAGTCTTTTGCAATTTGAACTCTTGTATTGGCAATAATTTTCTATTCCTATGAATAGCCTCATAAACCATATCTCTGGAGAAGATAAGCCTGCTCATATTATGCGTCCTTGGTTTGGACTAATGACGCAAATACTACCAATCTATCTCTATCTGCATCGGTATGGAGATAGATTGTTGAGTAGCCCACCGGATTACTTACTCGATACATACTCCCATCCTGCCTAGTTATTACATCTCCGTGCCTAGGTGGATACAATGGACCAAGTTCACTTCTATTCACACCGAAACCAAATAATTCAACCATTGTGATTGAACTATCTCCTGGAGATAATTCACTTGCATTTACACTCACAGGAGATGCCCTAATCACTTTCTTTATATCATTCCTTTCATAGTAGATAATTTCACTATTAACTTGACTCATCACTGAGCCGATATGCTTCATTCTAGATCTAAAGTTGTACATGTTTCATTACACGCTAGAGAGTGTATTTGGATTCAGCTTGTTAATATAAGTTTTAACTGTTGGATCACCATTTGCAGCAGCATACTGGCAATATCCGGCATACACGATATTTGCACCAGCAGTAGTAACTGCCTTTTTATTCACAGTATCCCAAAAAACCTTTGTACCAACATTAAATGTCGTTGCAGCGTCTTTCACCAAATCAAAAATACCAGTAACCGCAACACTTCCAAGCTTCCCAGCTTTAATTCCTTGCGGGTCAGTTACAACCCCAATTTCACCCCCAATAACGACCACATCACCACTTTGCACATCACTAGATGGCGTGTAATCAATACGTTCCTGATAACCATGGAAAAAAGTGGCTTTTGGCATTTTATCCTCCTATCGTTTATTGCTCTTTTGATTTGATCAGATCATTCAAACCAACTAAACTAATAGATTCAAAAAGATTTCGATCATCATCATTTACAGCCTTAGCAATCTCACATAGTGCTTTCACATTGATCTGATACAAAGCACCACCTAAATCCTTAGCCTTTATATCAACTTTCAACTCTTTCTTCTTCTTAATCAAGACCATCGCTTTCAGTACGTCTTCATGCACAGCGATAAAACCATCACTGCCTTCATTTCCAGCAGCAATGTTTTTAATCAAGTCGAAAAGCATCGTCACTTCCTTAACTATTAAGCACCAGTTGACTTAAGTGACATCTGCGGAACATGCATAGCAACACCAAAATCATAATAGCTACGCATCTGAATACCACCTGGAACACTAAAGCTAGTTTCTGCTTCATCGAAGAACGGAGTTGTTCTCCCATTAAGGAAACCAACAACCAACGCACTTCCTTGAGGAGCACCTGGATTCGCAAACAAATACCACTGAGTATCAGACTGTCCGGTAATTGGCTTACCGTCTTGATCAGTGATACTAGTGTTATTCAGATAAGGCGAAATAACTGGACGATACAGACCAACAAACTGATTGTTCACAAACTCCCTTGTCACACTGCTAGATGTACCAGCAATTTCATAACGATCTTGACTCCACAGCTTAACAGCAATATTCTCAAGACTCGTACCAACGAGCAAAATAGAAGGCGTCACATTGATAGGTTTTCCGTTGATAACTTGATCACGGAACTTTTTACGAGCAATTTCCAAAGCTCCAATAGACAACGCACTAGTGCTACCGCTAATCAGATTATTATTACCAGCACTATAGAAGCTACCAGGATTGCTAAGAAGCGTAACATACACAGCCTCTTCCAATCGCAAAGCAGCTAGAGAGCCAATTTCACGTGCTCGTTGAACAACAAGCCCTAGATCATCATCAATTTGAGTACGACGATCAATTGCAATCATCGCACCATAGGTATCAGCCTGAATGGTGAATTTCTCATCACTCATCGTGACATGCTTCAATTCACCATCAGGACCAACCTTCTTAAACGACCCATTCAACGTGAGTCGATATAGATTGTGCGGCCTAAAGTCATTCAAAGACCTGGTTGCACAAATATTTTGCCACGTTGTTTCGGCAGCTTCAAACGATGCCAAAGCAGCCTTATACATCACATTTTCAAGAATATTTGTCAGACTGAAAGTACTGGCAGCACTTCCAGCTTTCACCATAAACCAAGATTCATGGGCTTGTGCAAACAATTCCTTCGGATCAAAGCTAATTGGATGCTTACCAACAGCCATGATCTGCATTCGGCACAAGTTATCCAGACTATTATTCACATTATACTTCTTGCTATACGAAGCTTCAATAACCTTCTCATCATACATCAATTCATAACCAAACTCCTTGCCTGTAGAGCGATTTTTTGCACGAGCAGGCACACCACTTGAACGCAAGATTGCGCATTCAACTGCTTTAACAGAGAATTCATCATAATTCACTTCAGGTTTCACGTGAATAGCTGGACCATTCATTTGCGGATACATCGCCCTTCGACACTCCAATTCAAATTTTTCTGGAGACCACTTATTCTTGATGGCATGAGCTTTGAAGGAATTCAACGTGAATTTCTTCGTCTTACCATCAATCTCAACTTCCAAACTTTTGATCGAATCAGAAAATTCATCAGCAGTCGCATTGATTGCCTCAATACGAGCGATTTCTTCCTTCAGCACATCATCAGTAGATTTCACATCACTTTGATTGCCAGTTCTAGTATTACCACCAGAACCAACATCGTTCAAAATGAGTTCAGTATAGGCATCGTATGCAGCCTTTAGCTGATTCTTACCAGCCTCATCCAAAGTATCTGCGTTAATGCCTACACTCTTCAGCCATTCATTAAACGTCATCTTGGCACCTCTTTGCATTGCTGCAATGCTTACGTTTGTGTTGGAATCTGCACCAAGCACAGTCAGACTAACTTCACGAATCACACTATTCTTAATCCAATACAATGGCCCTTTGAAGATTGCTCCGTTTATTTCTTTAGTTTCTTCTTCCTCTAAATATTGATAATCTTCTACTGAAGCACCTATCGACGCTTGGAATGGGAATCCATTTTTAATATCATCTAACACACCTTTAGCCACACCCATATTTGAAGATTTAACTGCCTTAATCACAATAGCAGGACCATGATACTCTTTACTCCCAATCTTCACAGATTCTCCAGCCTTTAGAATATATTTTTCAGTTGAATGCCCAAATCTCAATTTTGTGTCATGATCAATGATGATCGGAATAACTGACTTACTAAATCCAGCTCCACTCAGATCAACAACAACATTCTCAGAATAAGCCATTGGCCTCATCTGAGTACCAGTATATGCAACAATCACAATCTCATCGCCCTTCTCTCCGCTTGCAACTTCTGCGTTAGAAGAGCACACAATATAGTCATTTTTTGTTATTCTCTTGTCCATAGCTCCACTCACGTTTCTTTTATCCCACAAGCTATAGCAAATTGCAACAGCTTGCTTAACAGAGCTGGCTGTTCCATCATCAATCACGTACTTCACGCATCGACTTATAAACTCATCCTTGCTTTCGCCTTTTTTCGGAGTCGGCATGCTTTCATACTCCCATTCATAGCTTTAGCGGATGATTTTTTACTATCTGAAGTATTGCCACCATCACTAGATTTCTGGTACATATTATTGACTTCCGCCTTTTTCTTCATTTGCTCAATACGGAATTCCTCATCCTCAGCAATCTCTTGCCTCCAATCTTCAACGTCCCTGTTGAACCAGATTTCCTGTATGTCTTTATCCGTCATAAAGCCACTATTCCTCATCACAGTCAAATAATCTGCGACTTTAGACGGATCAGTATGCAGAATCCCAATGTTATCCCACCGCCATTTATTTTCTGGAGGGAAATCCAATTCCTTCAATGACTTAGGCAATTCTAAATAACCATCTTGAAGCATTGCTTCTTGCCACCAAAGACTAAAAATCTTGTTCAACACATTATCTTCGCAATGCATCCTTTCATAGTTTTGAGCACTTTTATAAAGATTTGCATCCAATACACTACTGCTCATATTGCTGTCTTTACTACTTCCAACTGCCAAGTTATAAGGCACTAATAGCGGCCGAACGATTTCTCGTATAATTGCTCCAACGAAATCATCAAAATCTGATCCAATAGGCACGCTATCAAGCTTATTTGGTTTATATCCTCTTGGAAGTATCATGCACATTCCCATTTCCAATGGGAACACATCAAATGGTTCATCAGTGATTAAATTCCCATGTCCATCAGTAAATGGCGTTGGACTTAATGGGTTTTGAGATTCAAGCAAAACTGTGAAGTCAGCACTAACTTCTGCATTTCTCACTGTCGCTAAAGTATAACGACGCAACAATGAACACAATGGAAATGATGGGGCTAATTCTGGAATTCCTCTAAGCCATCCCCTATCTTTCCTGAACCAATGCAACACAAATTCCGCCTTTACCCACTTCCCACTTCCAAACCCCTTACTAAATTCCATTGATGGAAATGGCCAACTAGTTCCTGGATGATGATCTAAGATGAAATATTCAATCGGCTGCTCATACTCATCAAACCTCACACCATCAATTTCCCCATATCCCTTCTCTGGAGCCTTAAAATCAATCAAGTTCCCACCAACCCTATCACTTTCTATGACATAGAAATCTAGTTTGATAGGGTATTTTGTTCGTTTATTTTGAAATGCAATCGCGAACGACTCTCCATCCACTCTTTTCGAGAATTCCAATCTCCAAAGCTTTTCCCTCAACCCAATATTTTTAGCCCATTCAACAAACTTTGACTGCACCCTCTTTCTAATTTCTGGAGAGAATCTTTCATCAATTATTTGAAGCTTAGGCCCACTTCCTACAAAATCATTCGCAATTGATAGAACAACCCCCTTCAAATATGGATTATTTTCTACAACTTCATACCTTGCCCTACTTTTCAAAATCCTCCTTACATTTGGAGATGCTGCTGCATTTGGACTGTAAAAATCAGCATTCTTCCAATGCTCTTGATTTCCTAAATGCGTTTGTGCAGCATCATACCTTGCCTTCAGCAAATCCCTCCTCGCTGCTAAATACTTATTGTACAATTCAGCCAGTTCTGACTTTTTATTTTCAGTTGTCATTTTTTATTCGCTTATTAGCAAAACAACGCCACAAGATTAGTTGCTGTTGACGTGTTAAGCACTCTCACACATTGAACTGGAATTATAGTTCCAGCAGGCACTGAATTAAACGTTATTGATTGTCCATTTGGTAATTCAACTGCTAAATTACCTGCTCCACCCACATAAACAGCATCTGCTTTTATCTTGTCAATGCTAAAATATTGATTCACCGTCACACTAACAGCATGCACATACTTATATGCATTCATGTTTTTCAGCTCCTTGGTTAGCTAGCTAGCTTGCTAGCTTGTATTGCTGTTTTGGAAATAGCTTATTTTATTCCGAGCAAATTTTATAGAATTACTCTCACACTCTTTGCGTATTTGCATCCTCACCAGTTTTACACTTTTACAGTTAGCGAATCATAGTTATTGCATAATTACTAATTAGCTAAGTGTAGAACTTGGTCTTGTTCTAGCTATTTTAATACCCCATGGTACTTTATCTGTTTTTTTACTATCTTTCCACATCTCTGCTTCTATTAACTCGCTAACTGATCTTTCTTCTATTTGTCCTTCTAAATTCTTAATTTTACTGGGAGAAAATAATAAATCGTCAATATTCCTACTCTCATATTCGCTAATACCAGAAGGATTTATTACATTAACTAATATTCCTTCGTTATTCTGGGGGTAATAATACTTATCTCCAGATTTATTTACTATAAACCATGCTTTATACTGATAGTTTGTAATTCCTGGAGAGATAGATATTAAAGTGTTAAAGTGATTATAATCGTTAATATTCCATCTGTATTCTACAATTCCTTTTCTGGAGTCAAGTATATTAACTACTCCACTTGTAGTTATTTCTTCTCCAGAGAATGAATATAACTTAAACTGGAGAGAGATATTATTATCTTCTAGATTATATGCTTCTCCAGAAGGTAATAATATCTGAACAGATAACGGTAATAGTGTGTCTTGGTTAACTCTATTGTGGATTAACATACTGAACTCTCCAGGAAAAAAACACCCGAAATCGCAAATATTTCAAGACTTGAAAACTACCTAATTCCTCAATTCCCCAACCACCTAACTCCCTAACTCCCCTATAATCCCCTCTTCCCCCTTCCCTCCTTCCCAAAAAATTTCGGGATTTCCCGAAGCTCTGTCAAGAGCAAGCAAAAAACTTTGATAAACCTATCAACGTTCAAGAACTTTTCTGAAAAAACCGGTTCCCACGTCGCAAGGTCGGTCGGTTTGCAGATCGAATCCCGACCGACCGCCCCAATCCCTCGCTAAAACGCACCAGAAGCTTTCCTTGGCCTTCTTTCGACCTTGGACGACTTCTGAGACCTTGCTTGAAAACAACGCCGAGAATCGCTTCCTATTGCGTTTAACGCGATCCCCTTTTCCTCCAGGAAATTGCTTGACAAACCCTCGATTCAATCATCAACTTGATACTCAATCGTGGTGAATGACAATCCACAATGCTTACAGACTCTCCTCCTTTTTATCACTTTTATGCGCTTTCTTCTTCTAATTGCATCAATCACCCAAGTATGAGTAACTTTACTAAGCCTGCAACCGCAATACCTGCATATAAAGGATTCAGCTTTTTCATATTTCACATTTTCTCCTTTCTCATTATGCGGTTCTATGCAATTGCTTCATAGCCCTATAATCACTCCATTTCCTCGTCACAACTTCTTTTTTCTCATAATTATCACCAACCTTCAGCACTACTCCCATAGTCCCAGCTAATGCAATACAACCGACTAAGCAATCAAGATAATCATTGTCCGGTCCGTCATTGCGCTTTTCCCACACATTCTTAAACAACCCTCTTGCAGACCTAGTTTCAGGATACTCACTATCGCAAATCTGCTCACAAAACATCCAATGATTCTCTTCCTTATCAGCAAACAGGCTAATGCTTCCTGCACTTCCTGGAGGAGAAGCCAGTCTTTCCATCAAGAAATCTTTTAGCCTATTCACGTCCATCATTAAATACCAAAGTCCATCATTCCCAGGCTTAATCACCCATTTAGGCTCTTTCACATCAGGCGATAATTGATGCTCAAACAACCATCCTGACCTTCTTTCATATTCTTCAAGCTGCCTTTGCGAAGGCATAATTCCTTGACCATAAGCCAAAATCACGTCAGAAGGCTTATTCTCCATAAACCATCGCTTAATCACGTCATTTACTTTGCCCCACCTCACGTCAATTCCAATCCTATTGATCTTACTTTTCATGATATTATTATTAAGCTTGAACGAATATTCCTTATTCTTTAAGATTGGAATTAGCTTGCTAAGTGCATAATAAATTCTCGACTCAAGATTTATTTGCAAGTTCCCTCTCCTATCCATTCCTGCATAAGGAGCATTTTGATTGTCTTGCAAGTACATTGTTGAAATTGGTCGCCATTTCTCTAATTGCGCTTTATTAAAATTGCTGAATGGAATCTCTGGCCAGGTACCATAATCAATCACACTTCCGGTATAAGAATCATCACAAGCATACACCACATAATACAATGCTTCACTTTGCACATCAACATACGCAGTAATAAATTTCCAATCTGGAGTGATTGATCCCTTTGGCAAATTAGTTTGCTTTTTCACAAGATCAGCAACCTTCAATTGATTGCCAACCATCAAACCTGAGCCACGACCAAGATTTTGATACTCACTTAAGAATCCTTCCTTCAGAGAAAATCTCAAGTTCATTGCATGTTGAATAGCGCTAATTTCAAAAGATGGGTCATAACGATCTTCCCAGCTAACTACGAAACCTTCATCCATTTTCTCTCTATTCTGGGAATAGAATTCAGTCGCAAGCCTAATATCTCCAAACTCTCTTAGGCTTTGCTGCCTCAAATCCTTATATTGCAACCAAAGCTTTCCTGCTTCAGTTGCATTTGAAATTTCAAAATCTGTGATACCTGCTGGCCATTGCTCAACCATTTTGAACGTATGGCCATTCCATTCAGGCTTTAACTCCCTATCCAAGAACACGCTACTCACATCCCCTTTCCTAATCACTGTACAAGGCATAATTGCTGATATTCTTTTTCCTGGGCCAGAAAGCCCCATCACTGCACTATCAATCAAATTCACAAGATTCTCACAGCTAACTTGATTACTTGCAATAATATCTTTCTGCACGTCATCCAATAACACCAAATCTGGACGAATTTGCTCCATAGTTATCGGATTTGGCATGCTCTCACCACGAATAGCACTTCCAATACCAAATGCTTTAATCACGATTCCTGCATTCTTAGCCAACCATACATTAGCTGATGGAATATATCTCACTGAATCTGAATCATGCTCATAATAAACGCTTGCTTCATAGTTTTCTGGAGGAACAACTCCATATTCATCAGGATGCACTTCAATTGGCATCTTACCAATTTTCATCTCGACAATTTTGTTATCTTTACTTCCTTTCCCAAGGCAGATTGCCGGCAGCACAATCAAATTATTCAATCTCTGCACCCAGATTGGATGGTCATTATATGAACCACGTAATTGATAATACCTATTATTGTCAACTTTCTCAAGCACATCCCAAATTTCTGGGAAGTCAGCCCTAAGTAATTCATTATGAAGCTGCGATTTGATATAGCTAATTCCTTGAACTGCCATGTCAATTTTACTGCCAATATTCACTATATAACGCTTATGCCCATAAAGAGCAACCCATAGAATTGCTGCTCGTACTAGCGTTGTTTTACCACCACCACGCGGCATTGCGAGAGCATACATTCCTCCTTCTTTGCATGTTTTCTCCAGAAATTCAATCACCTTAAGCTGGTCCTTAGACCAGTTCATATAGAAGGAGCTTTTTAAGTAGGTTTCGCAGAATTTCTTGAAACTATGCTTGCACTCTATCCTTCTTTCCCAGTTAATCCTTTCAATGTCAATTGGTGGAATCCTATAAGCAACTTTTTTCGCAATTTTTCTGATTTCATTTGACCTGTCCCGCCTTGGAATAATTGGTTGATGGTTATAATCATCAAAGATTAGCATTGTAGCCTCCCGATAGTGAAAAAATGGTGTGATAAAATACTTACTAGAAATTGTAGTATAATGGTTTATCAAAGTCAAGTGCTATTTTTCTATAT